AGACCAAATAAAGAAAGGTCAAAGAAAAATAGAACTAGATCCAGAAAGACTTCATATTGCCTACTACAAGAAGGACGACTGGCAACAATGGGCGCACCCATTAGTTTATGCTATACTAGACGATATAATAATGTTAGAAAAGATGAGGCTTGCAGACATGTCAGCACTTGATGGAGCTATATCTAACATTAGACTTTGGACCCTTGGTAGCTTAGACCATAAAATATTGCCAAATAAAGCTGCTATTAATAAATTAAGAAATATACTCGCCAGTAACGTCGGAGGCGGGACGATGGAGCTTGTATGGGGTCCAGAATTGACTTACACAGAGTCCAATAGTCAAGTCTACAAGTTTTTAGGTTCTGAAAAATATCAATCTGTTTTAAACGGTATTTACGCAGGACTTGGCGTTCCTCCAACTTTAACTGGCATGGCTGGTCAGAGCGGAGGGTTTACTAACAACTTTATATCTTTAAAGACTTTAGTAGAAAGATTACAATACGGAAGAGATCAGTTAACCAGATTCTGGGAGAAGGAGCTAGAGTCAGTCAGAAGAGCAATGGGTTTTAGAAAACCTTTTCACGTTGTTTACGACCAAATGAGCCTTTCCGATGAGTCTTCTGAAAAGAACTTGCTTATTCAGTTAGCTGATAGAGAGATAATTTCTCATGAGACAATTTTAGAAAGATTCAAAGAAATTCCTTCTGTTGAGAAGATGAGACTAAAAAGAGAGGATAAAGCTAGAGAAAAAGAAGATCTTCCAGAAAAAGCTAGTCCTTTCCATAACCCTAATCATAGTCAAGATCTTGAAAAAATAGATAAGCAAGGTAAGATAAACGAAAAGATTTCAGAGAAAAAAGACTCGAACAAGCCTGTTAATCCAAACGGAAGACCTCCAGCAAAATTAGATGAAGGTCCAAGAAAGAAAAGGGTAGAAACTCCTAAATCTACCCCCGGAGTAGCTGAACTTATAGTATGGACCACTTCAGCGATTGAGTCAGTGGATATTATAAATAAAGGTTTCTTAGAAGTAAAAAGTAAAGCAAACCTTAGACAATTAACAAAAAATGAAGCTAAAGAGCTGGACACTATAAAGCTTTCTACGTTCCTTTCTTTAGACCCTATGTGTGAACTTAGTAACGAGAACATTCATAAAGCCTTATCTTCTAAAATAAACATACCAACTGAATATAAACATTTAAGAGATAGCAAGTTAACATCGGAGGCTTATAAAAAGAATATTACAGCGATTTATATCGAACGTTTTCTTTCTAGAAATAGAGATTTTTAAAAAAAATAAAGAATTTGTGTATATTTAATGTAGAGGTGATACATGACAATAAAAATATTCCAAAATGAAATAAACGACGGCGTTAGCGAACTCGTAAAGAGTACGGCTAGTGTTGCGTATTGTTCTGAGGCTGTACAGGCTGACGCCTTCAAGGTTTCAGTCAATATCGCTGACAAATGTTTTGCAGAAAATAAAGATCAAATAGACCTTTATTACTTAGAGTCTGTTTTAGTTTCTTGCGGTTGGAACAAAAACGATGACGTGTTTATGCCAGAGGCAACTTGGGCAGCACGTAGCACTCCAGAAGACAAGCAATTTAATTTTATGCACGATGAGAGTGACATCATCGGACATATCACCGGTAGTTATGTGCTATCAAAAGATGGTAAGTCGGTTTCTGATGATTCCCCCATGCCAGAAGATTTTGATATAATCACTCAGGCCGTTCTTTATAATAGCTGGACAAAAAGCGAAAATAAAGACAGGATGGAGCAGATTATTGCAGAAGTTGAAGAAGGCAAGTGGTACGTTTCTATGGAATGTTTATTTGCTGGATTTGATTATGCGTTATCAAACGAAGATGGCGATAAAAAAGTTCTAGCAAGAGATGAAGAGTCTTCTTTCTTGACAAAGCATCTTAGGGCTTATGGAGGAAATGGTGAATACCAAGGATATAAAATAGGAAGAGCTTTAAAAAATATAGCTTTTTCAGGTAAGGGGCTTGTTTCTAAACCCGCAAACCCAAGAAGTGTAATTTTAAAAAGTGTAGCTTTTACATTAAATGACGACTCTCAATTCGATATAGGAGAATTTAACATGTCAGAGAACGTAATTGAAAAGCAATTAGCAGAGGTTCGTGAAGAATTAGCTTCTGCAAAAGCTGAAAACAACGCCATCAAAGCTAAAATCGAAGAAGCAAAAGATAAAGAATTTGCTTCCAAGGTAGAAGCTTTTGAAGCGACCGTAGAAGAAAAGAATGTAAGCATCGCTGAACTTGAAGAGAGTATTAAAAGCTCTCAAGCTCGCGTTGCTGAACTTGAGGACACTCTTGCTAAGTCGCAGGAAGACCTTACTGTTGCCATGAAAGAAATGGACGACATGAAGAAAAAAGAAAAAATGGAGAAGCGTAAAGCCGCTCTGGTAGAGGCTGGATTCGATCAAGAAGATGTAGACGCAGCAATTGTAGCGTTTGACGGTCTTGAAGATGAAGCTTTTGACTCTGTCGTTGCTATGTATGGTAAAAAGCCAAAAGCTGACAAAGACAAAGATAAGGAAACAGAAGCTGGTATGCCTCCTGCACTAAAGGAAGCTATCGAAAAGAAAAAAGAGAAGGAAAAAGAAGCTAAAGCTGAAGATGAAGCTGAAGCAGAGGAAATTACACCTGAAGCTTTTGAAGCAGTAGAAACATCTGAAGCTACTCTTTTAACCGAAAGCTCCGAAGACCATCTTGAGTCTACTCGCGCTAATATTGCGGACTGGCTTTCAAATAACGTATTCTCACAAAAGTAATCAAAATAGGAGATTAAAATCATGGCTCTTAAAGCAGACAGATATGAAGAATCAACAGACATCAGCTTCTTCTATAACGTAGATGTTGCCACAAGGGGCGGCGTCGTCGTTTTAGATGCAGCGCTTGCTTCTGGTGCAGCAATGGACCAAGGCGGGAGTAAAGTTAAATATAAGCAGGCGACAGCAACAGACGTTCCCGTTGGAATTCTGTTGAATGACGTTGTAGACAAAGACCTTACCAGAACCCATCTTAACCAGTATAAAGATGAAGTCCAAAAAGGTGGAAAGGTTACTGTTATGACTCGCGGATGGGTTGTAACAAGTAATATCACTGGCTCTCCAGCGCCGGGTCAGGTAGCTTACGCAGACTCAGCGACTGCTGGAAATATTTCGGTACTTGCTAGTACTGGTCCTGCATCTGGAAACTTGGCTATTGGTCGTTTTATGTCTCAAAAAGACGCAGACGGTTATGCTAAAGTTTATGTTAACCTTCCCAACTTTGGCTACGCAAACTAATTAAAATAATAGGAGAAAAATACAATGTCATATAAAGAAAGACCTAGTGAAGAATTTATCACATTGCTTCGCCGCTCTGGTGATAATGATCAAAATGTAGCTTTTGCTGCACAAAGAGAGTTTGCTCAAGCTCTAGAACTCCCTCTTCGTAAGGGTGTTTTGGTTGGAAATATTCTCGGAAATATTTTTGAAACCATTCAAGTTGAGCCGGGCGGAAGCACGGAGTATCCATTGGATCTCATTAGTCCGGGACTTGAGGGTGAGCATGTCGCTTACACCAACCCCGGTCATGGTCGCGTTCCTGAGAGATCAGTCGAAGGCGATTACGTAATGATCCCAACCTACAGCGTTACATCAAGTATTGATTACTTGCTTCGTTTTGCTAGAGAGGCTCGCTGGGATATTGTTGGTCGCGCTATGCAAGTTCTAGAGGCTGGATTCGTCAAGAAAATGAATGACGATGGATGGCACACACTTCTTGCTGCTGGTGTTGATCGTAACATCTTGGTTTACGATGGTGACGCAACTGCTGGTATGTTCTCAAAGAGAATCGTTAGCTTGATGCAAACTGTTATGCGTCGTAACTCTGGCGGAAACACGGGTTCTGCAAATCGTGGTCGTCTTTCCGACCTTTATGTTTCTCCAGAAGCTCTTGAGGATGTCCGCAACTGGGGATTCGATCAAGTTTCTGAC